AAGACTTTCCATTTAAGTCATTACAATATGTTGAAGACGCGGCTGAAAACTGGACGTTAGGGATTAAGGTGTTATATGGATGATTTTGATTTTGGTTTTACCCTCATCGATGAGAAAGATTTAGACTCAGTCCAGCAATTAAGTAAGGTGGTAGAGCAAAGCTCTAGTAATTATGATTCAGCCCAAGAGAAATTGGATGAGTTATATAATGCTATTACCCCACTACTTAATAATTTAAAAGCTGATCCATCACGTGAGTACATCAAGTGGCCTGATCGTGTTGCTAAGGTTGAAGCCTTCGAAGAATTTATTTCTGATATTTATTCGAAATAGCTGTTGACCTTTGATCCGTTTGAGTGTATAATGTAATTATAAACAATCAGAAAAGGAACTACATTATGACAAGAGAAGATAAATTAAGAAGTGAAGCTAAGGCACGCAACCTATTAAAAGCGTTAGGAAAGTCTGCTAAAATTACAAGAACAACATTAGATGCCAATCGCCCTGAGAATATGTATAACTCAGACTTAGAGATTACAGAAGGCTGGGAAGAGTCAGGCATCATGGAAGTGGCTCGTAATACTATGGGAGAAGACAGTGGCTGGTAAAAAGAAAGTAAGAGCTAGAACTAAGTTTGGTTTAGCAGCTGCCCCTATCGATGGGGCATTTAGAGAATTCATTCAATATGTTCATCGTGAGGTGGATTCTAAAGAGTATGGGGAAGTAGTAAAGAACTATGTTAAACGAAAGTTTGATAGGGAAAATGCCAAGGCCATATTATCTGTTCCAGCATGGGAATACTCGTCTAGTCATATGGCAGGCATCTGTTACTGGGATTCATTGGACAACAAGTTTGACTCAGGATATGAGCATGCTATAAAATGGATCAATGATAAATTTACTGATTTTAAATCTCGAGGAACTTCTATCATATCTGATAAGAAGCCAACTGTTAGAATGTTAACTCCAGTAGAACGAGCTATCATTAAGATTAACTCAACTATTATGGAAGACTTATATGCCATTGAAGATAGATGGCATGTTGGTAAGACAGTCGGTAAGTTTGATCTATATAATAAGTTAAAGACTTACGAGATTAAGCGCTTTGTTGAAGTAGAAGCTTGGATACATGAGCACTTAGACGACTATAAAGCTGTCATTGCTAAAGAGGATGATCAGATCGTAGAAGCATATAAACACCTGACAATCAAGGATTTGACGGCCAGAGTAGCGGTATTAGAGCAGTTTATTGGTGATGTTGATAACATGAAGCAGAGTATGAAGGCTACCAGGAAGGTTAAAATCTCTGTTAAGAAGCTTAAAGGGGCTGATAAGCAAGTGGAGAAGTTGAAATATCAAAAGGAAAATAGAGATTATAAATTGACATCTATCAATCCTATGAGAATTCCTGGATCGATGAATATGTATGCATTCAACACTAAGACGAGACAACTAATGATATTCATATCTAATAATCCAGATGGAATAACTGTTACAGGATCAACAATTAAAGGGTTTGATAAAGAGCTAAGTATGGTGCTAAAACTGAGAAAACCAGGGGACATTCTTCCTACTATATTGAAGAAGACACCAAAGCAAATCGAGAAGTTCGTTGGAACAATCAAGGCAACAAAGAAGGTTCCTTCAGGACGATTAAATCATGATGTAATAATATTGAGGAGTAAATAGTGGATGATATAAACAAGAAGTCTTTTTCGAGAATGGTAGAGAACTATATGATTAAACATAGTAAGGACTCATCATACATAGACGCTGTTGTTGAATTGTGCGAGCGGAATGACATTGACGTTAGAGATGCTAAAAAGCTATTATCAAAACAGCTGATTGATAAGATTGAATTTGAAGCTCAACAGGTTAACATGGTTATCAGAGATACTGAAACATCCCAATTAGCTGTTGACTTTTAGACACGTTTAGTGTATAATATATATTATGATTATGGAAGGTATAGACGCATATAAGTACAGCATGGCCATTAAGATGCACTTTAGTGGATCATATGATGCCATCAAGTACCATTTTAAAACAAGAGTATCCCAAAAGAGTTATTGGGGGAGACCAGATAAATACCAACTGACTAAGATTGGCAAGAGGTTCAACAAGGTAGAAGATATTATACAATACTTCGTAGCCCATAATCTTGCTGGCAATAGTTGGAGTGGTGATATGATTAGGGATGAGAAGACCTATACCGATCATATGAAACGAATCGAGAGTCTTTCTTATAATTTTAAGAATGAACTTGAAGATCTATCCGAGTATAGTTTAGACGGATTGCTTAGTTGTTATAAAGATAACTATCCAATCATTATAAATAAATACCTGGAAGAAACAGTGTCGATAGAGACAGTGTGTATTCTTAATGCATTAACAGGTTTTATTGAAGATGCAAATGGAAAGATTACGGAAACAATACTGTGGCCGGATCTATACAAAAAGGTGGTTAAGTATCAACCTTTCATAACCTTTGATAAAGATAAGATGATGAAGATTGTGCTTAATACATTTACATGATGATACAAAAAAATATAAAATAATATAACAATATACGGAGAAATAATATGGGTTTTGCAGACTTAAAAGAAAAAGCAATGAATATGGATTCATTGGTAGGGGCAGGTAATAAAGAAATTAAGAAAGAATCGTACGGCGATGATCGTATGTGGAAACCAACAGTGGATAAAGCTGGTAATGGTTACGCAGTGATTAGATTCTTACCTGCAGTAGAAGGTGATGACTTACCTTGGGCTAAGTATTGGGATCACTTCTTTAAGGGTCCTACAGGTCTATGGTACGTAGAGAAGTCTTTAACTACTATCGGTAAGGATGATCCAGTATCAGAATTAAATTCTAAACTATGGAATAATGGTACTGAAGAAGGAAAGGCAACGGCACGTAAACAGAAGAGAGGATTGCATTATGTTTCTAACATTTATGTAGTATCTGATCCAGAAAACCCTGAGAACAATGGCAAGACATTCTTATACCAGTATGGTGCTAAGATCTTTGAAAAGGTTATGGATGCTATGCAACCTAAGTTTGCAGATGAGACAGCAACTAATCCCTTTGATCTATGGAAAGGAGCTAACTTTAAGTTAAAGATTGCAAAGGTAGCTGGTTACAGAAACTATGATCGTTCTGAGTTTGGTCCTGCAGAAGCACTAGCTGAAGATGCTAAGTTGGAAGCAATCTATAATGCTGAGCACTCATTAAAAGAGTTCACTGATCCATCTACGTTTAAGTCTTACGACGAGTTGAAGGTCAATTTGACAAGAGTGCTTGGAGAAGGTGGTCATGTGACTACATCTGCTGAAGCAGTTGATTTAGAGAACACAGTTGTGTCTCCTATGGAATCAGCTCCTACTGCAGCTGCTCCATCTGAGTCAAGTGATGATACTATGAGTTACTTTGCTAAGTTAGCAGCTGAAGCGTAAGCTTTAAGTAGTTAATAAGAAGCCCCTTAATTGGGGCTTTTTTGTGTCTTAAATTCCTGGAGTTATAAATCCTTCTACAGGAACTCTAGTAGTCAAGTCGCTAGTATTTAACCTAGCTGGATCAAATGACCCATACTGATTAATGACTGTGGAATTGCCTGAGTTCGATGTGTTACCTGAATTAGATACTACAGTAGATTTGGCTTTACTAGCACCATCTATGCTAGGCTGTATAGCTGCTTGCTTTTGTTTCTCAGCAGAATCTAGTGCATCAGCATTGGTAACTTTAACTGTACGCAGGCCTCTTTTGGTCATCACTTGCTTATTAGCTTGTTCTGGTATTGGCTTGAGTAGAGGATGATCCAACCCTTTACCAACATCGGTGGCTTTGTCCAGCTCTTGAAGTACTTCGTAGATGTCATATGCCATCCATATTGCTCCAGCAATAGCAATTGCAATACCAATAGGGCCTGCTGCAGCACCTAATGCTAATGCAGGAAGTTTAGTTGCAAGATGTTTAGCAATTGTACTCCAACCAAGTTTAGCCGCTACTTTCTTAGCAAGGGCCATGACAGTTGATAGTCCAACCTTTTCGACAACTTTCTTAGTTGCTACCTTCTTAACAGCAGAGACCGCTACTGCTTTAGTAGCTACTTGGATAACTTTCTTAGCAGCAACCTCTTTAGCTTTCTTAATGGCTAGTTTCTCAGCAACTTTCTTAGCAGCTAAAGCAGCAGCTGCTTTTGCGGCCACCTTCTTTGCCGCCTTCTTTGCAATACGATCTTTTACCATCTTGCTGGCTAATGCAGTAGTGGCTAACGTAGTACCTGTGGTTGCTATTCCCCCCAATAATCCAATACCTGTACCCACAGCACTAGGTGAAATGATACGAGGTTTGCTAAATCTAGTCGACTTACCTTTTAGAATATTCTTACGTTTTTCTCTATTTATTTCTTTCTCTGCTAAAGCATTTCCTTTTAGCACATCCAGCATGTCTGAGTTGACCTTTAATATATCATTAGTCTTCTTAACTAATTCAGGATCAGCCTTTTTTTCATTATCACCACCATGGTCTCTCGAATCCAATATAGCAGTTGTACCATAATTATACATTTTATTAACGTCATCATTAGCTGCAACGAAAGAGTTTAGAAGTTTTCGAGACTCTGCCTTAATCTTTTGAGCAGATGCTCCTTCTGCTATCAGATGGGCTCGTTTTTCTTTAATGATAGTCCGCTGCGCCTTAAGGGCTTCCTCACTTGTAACATCACCAGTAATCTGTGCAGCACGATATCTTTTAGACTTACTATTAACAGCACCCTCAGCATGAGCCTTGTTCATGGAGTGTTTCTTCTTGGATATCATTGTATCCCAAGCCAGCCTTTCAGCTTTTGCTTCTTCAGCTGTGTAGTTCTTACCAGTACCTTTCCACTCACCTTTATCGTTTTGAGTAAATCTTTCTTGTCCTTCTAATCCAGATATACTCTGGATTTTACGATCTCTCATAAACTCAAACTGAGACATTCCAATCGATCTATGCTTGCGCAATGATTGAGTGTGTTCTTCGGATGCTACTTTTAATCTGAACTTAGTTTCTTCAGATGAATCTTTAGCTAAAAACCCATGCAATAATACAATCCGCTTTGCTATTTGACGAAGTCCGGCCTCTTGTCTAGCTGTAGATTCAACAATGTGAGCTTCGTTGACCTTAGATTCTTGGTTAGTCCTATCAACTCCTGAATAGAACTTTTTGTCATTATCACCAACTTTTACGTCATGTGCTACCGATAACAGCTCAATGTTTCTTAAACTTTCTACGTTCTTGTTTAATTCACCAATAGCTTTAGTTAGCAGATTGAATCCTGACTTTGCATCCCTCTGAATTTTATTTGCTTGAGCTCTCGCTACAACTTTATCATCTTTATGTGTTGGCATTCTCTATATCCTCATTGATCTGTTTTATGAGCAAGCTGGTATAGATTTCACGTTCCCAAGGGATCATGTTATCTAACTCAACTAAACTATATTTGTGCTCTTCCATCAATGAAAAGTTTAACCTAAAGTAGGCCTCTAATGATTCGTGCGAAAGAGCTAAATAAAAAAATCTATTAATCCTGTGTAATTAAATTCGTGCTTGTGCCCACATTTACTACAAGTGAACTTTCCATCATATGTTACATACGGAGCTTTCATTAGAAAGTCAATAATTTTATTAAATTGTTCTGTACTAAGGCTGCCAATAAATTCTTCTCTTTCACTAACTGATACACTCTTTGCATCGTATGTATCTTCACCATAGTATATTACTGATAATGAATTAGCCGCATTTTTAATAAGGATATCAGTATCAGATACATCTTCATTGTAAGATACCTTATTACTCAATGTAGGAAACCTCAACTCAAGTGTTAGATCATCAGATAGCTTCACATTGAAATCTACCTCTTCTGGAGCTTTAACATAAGCTTCCTGGATGTTAATAGACACTTCTGTCTGACCTTCACACTCATCACATACCTTAATGATATCTAATGTCTCTCCAACACTCTTACTACGTAATTGAATAAAGATAAACTCTAAGTCAGCAGCTGTTAATTCCTTTATACTCTTACCATATTCCAAACAGTCTTCCACCACTTGTATTACAGCATCTTCAATCTGCTCTTGGTCTTCTGACTCTGAAGCAATCATTAATAGCTTCTCTTCTCTAACCAAGTATGGTCTGAATGCTACTGATTCTTTTGTTGATGGTATTGTTAATCTATACTTCGGTACTGATATTGTTGGTAATGTATTCATAATATATTTCCTTATAATTTAAAATAATCCTTTCACTTGACCCACTGTTGCATCAAATATGTCTCTTCCTTTAGATACTAAATCAGTGAATCCATCTAGTAATCCCACTTCTTCCCAATCATCGAATGATAATGTAACAGAACACTGCAATAGACTATTCTCTGATGAGTTGCTCAACTCAATAGCATTTACTGCTAATGGAAAAGCGTTCTTTAATTTAACTGTATATGCTGGTATAATATCATTAGATGATGTAAGCTGTTGAATAGTCACGTCTGTGACATAATCGTTCTTATAATTCATCTTTAATGATTGTTGATCCACAATGAGCTGTTGCCACGAATCAAAATACTTCCTTGCAAAGTAGTCGTTAGTTAATACAAATGTAAATGTTACTTCATCCACTAAGTATGAATAAGGTTTCTTAATTGCTTTATGTGTGATAAAGCTTTCCATAGTGGCAATACGTTTACCCGGAAGCTGAACACTCTCACATAATAAGAACATGTCTCGAGGATCATTAATGAAACTCATTGGATCAATAGAACCACCAGACATCAATGAACCAGCCACATTAGATACTAAGCCTCCAATGTCCGCATTAAACAATCCGGGCCCCATTGGGCTCTTCATATTGGGGTGGGTAATATATATTGCAAATCTATTAGCACGGGCTAAACCACCACGTTTTCCAATAGTGGATTTTAATGTATCAATACCGACTGGAAGGGACATTAGTACTTACTCCTTGATTCTTTCCAAACAAATGATGTCTTCTTCTTAGCAAAGTTCTCTGTAGGAAGAAATATAGCTATGTCCCATTCAGATGCTTCTACTTTCATAATTTTAGAATCCACTTGTTCTGTTAAATAATGTTTAAAACACGGAGCGAAGTATTTAAATTTGCTTGCACTCTTTAATAAATTGTAACTCAATTTTAATCTTGTGGTCTCATCAAACTTCTTATTATTAGCAATGGCCGTCAAATTATCTAAGAATATAGCTCTTTGCTTTAGCGGAAGATAATGTAAATTTAATCCATAAAATCCACCAGGGGCTTGCCCCACCATAATAGTTAAAGGAAACCTATCGTAATATGGTAATGTCTTTCTATGCTTAGGATCGTATGCATACATGAACATATCGCCAACTCTAGGTCTCTGCTTCTTTACTAGTCTATCATCCTTCAACATTGTATGCATGTTGATTTTGCCCATAGAGCTTACTTGCTTTCTAAACCAGTCTTGCGCTTCTTTAGACCTTTTAGTAAGACCTTTACGAAACGCTTCTGATTCTAATTTATCGAATAATGATGCCATGTACTTATTTATATTACTTTTTGATCTTCTTTTTGATCTTTTTCTTTAGGGGTTTCCATGGAACCTTCTTTACCCTTTTCATACCAGGAACTCCAAAACTCTCTAGTGTCTTCTCAGTCCATATCTCAAACTTCCATCCCCTATCATCACAATACCTTTTAGCATACTTCCACTTCGAAGTGTTCTTCATATAAGTCAATGCTTCATTAAGGTTCTTTCTTTTAGGAGCTTTTGTTTGATCAAGTGGCTTAATCTCGACTAATATAACCTTTCCATCCATTCTCTTAATAGTAAGGTCAATAAAATATCTGTGGGGACGCTTGTCTGTTGCACAAATGTATGGTATAATGGTCTCTTCAGAATTCCACCATCTAACCCATGATTGCTTTTCTATCCATCTAAATGTATTGCGTTCCCATAGCGATCTATATGTTATCTTAGTATGATCCCCATTATACTTTTCTGGGTACTTTGGTTTCCATTTGCCGCTATATGTTTTTCTCATGTTATTATTTATAAACTACTATAAATAAGTATCATACAAACAATAACCGAGTTAGAATATGGGTAATCCTTTTGAAACGATAGCTGACACTATAAGTGACTTTGCTGGAGATGTTGCAGATGCTTGGAATGGCGTAAAACCTGATGCGACCGCATCCAGTACATACTTATCATACCCTTACGATTTGGGGAATGGTACAGACACATCCGTGGATTTCAACTCGGATGTTGTTACAGACATTGATGATTATAGCGATGCTCGTGCATCCGCTCAAAAAAACTCATACACAGAAGCTGGTGATCCATTTATAATGTTTGAGTTTCTGAGAGTTATAGAAAAAGATCATGCAGAACTAGCCAAGATCACCACAGCCATTAATGCTGCTAATGCTACAATATCTAGTGATACTACAAATAAAAACCTTAAAGAACTGGTTGCTAGAAATAAAGCTGGAGCTGCTGTAAAAGAAACTTTAGAAAAACGAAAGGACTTTATACTAGACTCTATGGGTGATAGGAAGGTTAGGGATGCATCTGTTATTATGTATATGACTCCTGCAATATCTATTAATGATAGTATGTCGTATGAACAAGAAAGTAGAAAATTAGCTGCTATGGGTGGCCAAGTAACTGATGCATGGGATAAAGATGGATTAAGTGGTGTACTGGATACATTCTCTGGTGAGGATGTCGCTGTTGGATTAGCAGTATCTAGTGCTGCAGTAATAGGTGGTGCTATTGCTGCTGCTGCTAATGCTGCTGGTGGAATAGTGCAGGCAGCAGGAACTGCTGGTGGTGCTGGTTTAGGTCAAGCTATTGGTGATGAAGCAATGAGACGTATGGGTAAAGCTCTTAATCCTAATGAGTATATGCAGTATAAAAACACTCAATTAAGATCATTTACTTTTACTTGGAAAATGCTTCCTGATAGTGTTCAAGAAAGTATAGCTTGCGAAAGGATTATTATCAAATTTAGGGGAGCTGCTCATGCTCATAGAAAGAGTTCGGTTACTTTAACAGTGCCTGACCAAATCGTAACATCATTTCATGGTGTTGATGGTATGGTTAACCTGCCACCTACTGTTATTTCTAACGTAAGTGTTACTTATAACCCTAATGCTGCATCATTCTTTAAGTCTGATGGTAGACCAGTGGAAATAGATTTATCAATTACATTAAATGAAATCATGCCAATTTATCGTGATGATGTAGAAACAAAGGGATATTAATAATGGGATACTTTTCGAACTTTAAAACAATTTCTTATGATTTAAATGGGGATGGTGTATTTGATGACATAATAGACCTTACCAGATTTGCTGCAGCTAGTGACTCTTTAATTAACAATCATGCGTTTTACAACTTTGTTCAAGTCCAAGATGGAGAGCGCATTGAGCAGATGAGTCAGAGGTTGTATGGAACACCTAGTCACTATTGGACGCTTATGGTTATTAATCCTAATATTAAAAACATTTGGAATGATTGGCCCAAGAACTCAGCTCAGCTATTAGATTATTCAGTATACAAGTATGCAGACTTTGCAGCCTTAGCGTGTATGTGTACAGACGATCTGTTAGGTAAGTTTATTCAAGGTGAGTATATACAAGGGGTGCTGTCAGGAGCTATTGGTCAGGTGCTTGCAATCCACACTAACGACAAGTATATCACGGTTAAACATATATCAGGCACATTTAGAACTGCTGGTGAAGACTTGATTGGTTTAGAATCTTCTGACACAGTTACGGCTACAGAGATTGTTAGTAGAGCATATGCACCAGCCTATCATGTAGACGATTCTACTGGGGATATTACAGCACCAAGAACAGCAGGCACTCATAAAGTGACCAACTTAGAACACGAAAGTTATAATAATGATGCTAATAGATACGTTAGAGCTATTAGACCTGAAAAGATTGATGAATTCGTTGCTGCATTTAAGCAAGAAATGGACTCATGAAGCTAAGCAAATTCTCTGTATCAATTGTATATGAGGACAATCGATCAATCGATATATCTGATACAGTATTAAACCTTAATATTACTGAAAATATATTCGGCAACCTTGAAGGCAAGATTGAAATTGTTGATGGTGTTGGTATGTTGGATAATGCTATCACTAAAGGCAATCTGATTCTGTTAGAGTTTGAATACTTCGACCACACAGTAAAACACAGCTTCCATTTAGATGGTGTTAATGCTATCGATGTAACTACAAATCTAACTAAGAAGACGTATGTTATTAATTTAAAATCAATTGATACATTTATAAACACTGCACAATTAATATCTAAATCATTTAAAGGAACAAGTACTGATATTATTAAAAGCATTTTTGATGGATCATTCAGTAAAAATCTAAAAGTTTTAGCCAACTCTATTACTAAGGGCCATTACATTGCTCCTAATATTAGTCCTAACACAGCTATTAAACAAGTTAAAAGTCAAGCGTATGATATAGACAGTTCTCCTTTTTTTATGTTCGAGAGGTTAGTGGATAGTAAGAATGCTTTCTTAACTAGTTTAACTCAGATAAATGGTCAGTCAACCATGGCAACAATATCTCCATCTATTCAGAACGCTGATACTGTGGAAAATCAATTAGGTAATATAGGACAACCAGCGTCTGTAGTGGTACACTCTGATAATGATAATATATCATATAAAGTAGCTAATGGTGTGTATGGAAAGACTATTGTAAATGCTGATATATCCAAATCATCTGTTGATGCTGAAGTGTTTGGAGAGATGTCTAATTCAGGCAGCTCTTTAAATCTGTTACGTATGGATATGTATGACAATGATTCCAAACCTTTATTGCATACTAATGATCAAATAAATATATGCAACATGACATCGATGCTTAATATGATATTTTCTATTAGAGTAACTGCTTATGAATGTCAAGCAATACCTGGACTTGGAGTGGGCAATAAAGTTAAAGTGCTACTAAATAAACAGCAGCAAACTCAAAGTCGTTCTGGAAAGTTTTCAGGTGTGTATCTAGTATCAAAGATAATACATACAATAAAAGACAACGATTATACTCAAACTATTGAATTAGCCAAGGAATAGATTATGGAATTATATTACGGTGTGGTTGAGGATATACAAGACCCAAAGAAATTAGGTAGAGTTAAGGTACGTGTGGTAAATGTTCACACTAAGGATAGAAATGTAATCCCCACGGCAGACTTGCCTTGGGCATTAGTTATGGCCGGTACCACAACTCCTAGTATATCTGGGGTGGGACACTCTACATTCTTATTACAAGGATCGTGGGTTGTTGGTACGTTTACCGATACCAACTTGCAAGCGTTCTTGATAATGGGATCGCTTCCTACCATATCAGGTGATTATGTTCCTTCTGAATTTGGATTTACAGATCCTTCAGGGCAATATCCTAGAAACCAGAATGAAGAAGATAACAATTTAAGAACTAGAGGCAATCCTGATCCAAATGACTATGAAGTTCAGGGGGAATACCAACCTAGATCAGCATACGCACCACAATACCCATATAACCATGTATATGAATCAGAGAGTGGTCACATTAAAGAGTATGACGATACACCTGGATCACAAAGAATTAGAGAGAGACATAACTCAGGTACTTATTACGAAGTACAACCTGGTGGTTCTAAAATTGAAAGGGTTGTTGCTGATAACTATGAGTTAATCTTAGGTGATGATACAATAGAAGTTAAAGGCAATGTAAACATTATCGTAAGTGAGGATGTTAATTTGTCAGTTGCTGGTAATGTAACAGCTAACATAGGGAATAACCTAGACTTTTTAGTGCATGGTGATGTCAATGGAGAGGTACGTGGTAACATCGCTATGAGAGTTGGTGCCAATCTTGATGACCATGTAACAGAAGAAGATGGTATTAGTATACATCACCCTGCTGAGAATACTGGTAATATTGATTTACACATTGAAGGCAACTTAACTGGTTTAGTAGATGGTCATGTAGATTTAACCGTATTGCAAGATGTTGCGGCTAAGGTATTAGGTAAGACTACCTTAGATTGTCCTACTACTCAGATTACGGGTGATGTTAGGATTGATGGTGAATTATCTGTAGGTAAGGATGTTAATACTGATCATGGCGTATCAGTTAATACTCACACTCACACATCAGGTGTGTCTGGTCATGCTGGAACTACATCTACAGCACCAAACGTATAATAATTGTATAAATAACATATATGGCCCAAATAGCATTTCAAAATCAGTACTCAGATATAGATTTTATCTATAAACTAAATCCTAATACTGGAGATATTTCTACCAAGAAAGGTATCAATTCAGTTAAACAAAGTGTATTAAATATACTTAGAACCAACCATGGAGAGAGACCTTTCAATCCATACTTTGGTGCAAATTTGAGGTCTTATTTATTTGAGAATATTAACTATGCTACGGCAGTTATAATATCTAATCAGGTAAAAAATGCATTAGCAAATGATGAGCCAAGAGTTAAAGTATTGAATGTGAATGTAAAGACTTTCCCTGATAGGAATGATGTACAGATAACAGTAACAATACAAATTATAGCTACAAATACATCAGTTGATGTATCAACAACACTAGAGAGACTACGATGAGTAATAACAGAAGAATCAATGCGTCTGAATTGGATTTTAATACACTTAAATCTAATCTGATATCATACATGCAGGAACAGCCAGGAGATTTCCAAGACTACAACTTCGAAGGGTCTGCAATGAACACTATGATTGATGTGTTGTCATACATTACTCATATTAACTCGGTTAATGCTAATTTTGCCCTGAATGAAACATTCTTAGATACCGCACAGTTAAGAGAAAGTGTCGTATCACATGCTAAGTTATTAGGGTACACTCCAAGATCAACTAAACCTAGTACGGCATTTGTCGATGTTGAAATGGTTAATCCTATTAATGTTCAAGATGATGATGGCAACTATCTTCCATTAAGTATGAATCGTGGTACAATATTCACTACCACTATTAATTCAGTAACCCATTCTTTAATATCAGACTCTGTACATTCAACCACCAGAGATGCTGATGGTAAATATGTATTTAAAAATGTAAAACTATTGCAAGGCCAGTTAAATAATCGTTCATATATTTACGACGAGACTGGGTTTGAGCATTACTTATTACAAGATAACTTTGTTAACACAGACACACTAGTCGTTGAAGTATACGAAAGTTCTACCTCTTCTAAGTATGAAACATTTGCAAATATTCCAAATATTATTAATATTGATTCAGATTCGACTGCATATTTTTTAGAAGAGTCACGAAGTGGGTTTTATGAGCTTAAATTTGGTGATGGTGTTATTGGTAAGAGATTGACTCCAGGTAATATTATTAAAGTGAACTACTTAACAGTTGGTGCTTCGGATATTAATGGAGCATCTCAGTTTTCACTAGCTGATAATATTAATGGCAATACTGATGTTATTATTACAACTACTACTAGTGCTACTGGTGGAGCAAAAGCAGAAAGTACAGATTCAATTAAGTTTAATGCTCCATTAGGATTTGTTGCTCAAAACAGAGCTGTAACACCAGATGACTATAAAGGAATTATTCAAAATTCATATGGTAATGTTGATACAATGACTGTGTGGGGCGGAGAAGATAATATTCCACCTGATTATGGTAAGGTGTATATTTCAATTAAACCTCTCGACGGTGAGGTATTAACCCCCACTCAAAAAGCTGAGATTATTGGGGTGCATCTTAAACCAAAGAACGTTGTATCAATTACACCAGTTCTTGTTGATCCTAATTACACATACATTGATTTAGAAGTATACTTTAAGTATAACCCTAACATATCTAATGCAACAGCTGCAGCATTAGCTGAACAAATTAGAGATACGCTATCAGCATATAATAATGCAAACTTGAAATCATTTGGTGGTGTGTTTAGAAACTCTAATGTACTACAGGATGTTGATAATACTAATATAGCTATTGTGTCTAACATCACTAGAATATCAATGCATCAGACATTTACCCCTGTACTCCAATCTGAACGGTACTATGAATTTAACTTCAACCAAGCGTTAGGACAATTACACGCATCAATTAACTACATGACTTCCACACAGTTCACTTATAATGGTGAAATATGTGTATTGAAAGATTACTTCAACACGGAAGAAGCTAAGAACATTATCCAAATTGTTAATAATAATAACAAAGTGTTAAATCATACGGTAGGACACATTGATATCTTAACAGGTAAGGTAGTATTAGAAGGATTTAGTTTAGACACTGTTGTTGGATTAACAGATAAATTAAACATTATTGTTAAGCCAGCATCAAACGACATTAGTCCAATGAGAAACGAATTACTTGTTATATCATATAACTCTGCTAAGATTGTGGGAGAGATTGATACAATGGTAATTGGTGGTACAACTGCTGGTATTGATTACACTACAACGAGTAATTAAAGATGGCTGAGAATTATTTTAATATATCTTCATTTGTAGATGACTTAGTCCCTGAACACATTGTCACGGATTATCCAGAGCTTGTTGAGTTTATTAAAGTATATGCATTATACTTAGAGCATAAGAATAAATCTGGGTTTTACTTAAATCAATTAGATCATCAACGTGATATTGATATGATTGAAGAGGAGTTGCTACAAGAGCTCCAAAATGAAATTGGTGTTCCAATTCCCAGATCATTTAATGCAGACCCACGTATATTCTATAAACACTTAGTTGAGTTTTATAAATCACGTGGCACACCAGAATCTATTCAATCATTCTTTAAATTAATTTATGGTGATGAAGTAGAGATATACTTCCCTAAAGAAGATATGTTAATACCTTCTGATGGTAAATGGTTTAGTGTTGAGGATAGTATTAAAAATGATCCTTCTAAACATGCTGAAGCATATTCATTCACTCTAACCTCCAATGTATCAATTGTCGAGGGAGTGGATGATAGAGGGTTTACACTAAAAGTTGATGACGATTTAATATTTGTTGATGGCATATTAAACGAGGATTGGGTTCCTGGGTATTACTTAAGCGGTGATAACTATGTTGGGTATGTTAGATTTGGTACAGAGTTATTAAGCGGTTCAACAGTTAAAGTATACAAGAAAGGTTTATTCTCAACTGTTGATGGATTTGCATCAGATAAGAAGTATATACAAGACTCGTATTTTTACCAGAAGTTTTCTTATGTATTGAGAACTGGTAAGAGCATTGATGATTGGAAGAGTGCATTTACAAGATTGATTCACCCAGCAGGATTTATATTCTTCGGTGAAATCTTAATCTTTATTAACATGATGGAGTCTGCTAATAATGAGGTTCAACCTGGTTATCAAGACTCTGGTTTACCAAGAAATATTTACATCGACACAATTTACAGTACAATATCATTTATTGATTCTGGATCATATGTTGAAAAAGAATATACATATGATATCAACGTTGGTAATGAGTTTGGCTTTGTAGATCACTTTGACAATACCAAGTTTATTAACTTTAGAGCTATGAAAGAATACGGTCCATTAACTTTTGAAGACGTTATAAATAAACGTATAGACACACAAATCGGTTGTGATATAACCGAAACAACAACACCATAAGGAGACAGATTAAATGTCAGCAATTATAACGAACAAATTTAGATTAGATGCAACTGAAAGGTTTGTTGACAGTATGTCTAATGACACATATTACCTTGGATTAGGTAGACCTCATGCTTGGTTAGATGCTAATGGATTAGCCGATGAGAATAATCCAGATGTACCTGCCGAGAATGATTACACCACCAATACTGCATGGGAAAACATGTATGCTATGAAAAAGATTGAAGGGAATGACGTAATTTACGCAACACCTCGTAATCTTTGGGTGTCTGGTACATCATATGGTGAATACGATGACAGAGATGTTAATATCGAAGGTAAAGAATACTATGTTATTACAGATAACAATAACGTATACATTTGCTTACAATCAGCAGGAACGTCAACTCGTAATCCAGACTTAACAGGTGTGCAAACATCAGGCATTATTGATAACACATCTTATGATGGTTATATGTGGAAATATTTATACACCGTGCCTGTAGACACTGGATCTAAGTTCTTGACACAATCATTTATTCCTGTACAATATTTAACAGCTCAACCAGATCCTGGTGCAGATACTGCATTACTTAACCAATGGGCAGTGCAAGATAGTGCTGTTGATGGTGCAATTTACAACATTAAGGTTTCCGCTGTTGGTACTGGTTATACATCAGCTCCAACATTAGTAGTTAAAGGTGATGGTACTGGTTGTACCGCTACAGCTACTGTATCAGGTGGTAACATCTCTGGTGTTACAATTGTAAATGCTGGTTCTGGATATACTAAAGCTACTATTGAAATCACAGGTGGTTCTGGTTCGGGTGGAGTTGTTAGACCAGTTATTGGTCCGAAGGGTGGATTTGGTGCTGACCCAAGACAAGAATTAAGAACTCATTATATTGCGATTAATAAAGTATTTAATGGTTCTGAGAATGGTGACATCCCTTCAGTGAACGACTTCAGACAAATTGCGCTAGTCAAGAACCCTGTTGATGCATCTACTACAAATGTTGCTGCTACTAATGCATATAATGTGACTAAATCATTAGTTGTATCTGGTGGTGCATTTGCAGCCGATGCAGAAGTTATTGGTACAGACACAGGATCTAAAGCGATTGTGGTTGAACACGATTCAGTTAATGGTATTGTATATTATGTGCAAAACGAAGATACTGGGTTTGGAGTATTCAATGCAGATAACGATTTATTAAGATTAAGTTCAGCTACTACAGGTGGACAAGATATAACCTCTGTTGTTGCTCCAAAGATTAACCATTACTCTGGCGATATAGTATTCCTAGAGAATAGAACGCCAGTAAGTCGTGGTGCGGATCAGATTGAAACAATTAGATTAGTAATAGCATTCTAAATTAGGAAAAAATATGGCAATTAAATTTAATATTGAACCTTATTGGGACGACTTCACTGTACCTACAACGGTAGATGGGTTAAGTCCTAAAGAGAAGTACAATAAGATATTATTTAGACCTGGACATGCGTTACAAGCAAGAGAGCTTACGCAAATCCAGTCTATGCTTCAACAACAAGTGTCATCTGTTGGTGATCATATGTTTAAAGAAGGTTCTATTGTAGTACCTGGCCACGTATTTGTTCATAATAAGATTGATTACTTAAAGATTAGCAATCCAATTACAACTATAGCAGATTATGTTGGTGTTGAATTGTCTGATGGCTCTGTTACAGCTAAGGTTGTACACGTAGAAGCATCTACTGATAATGACCCTGTTACTTTATATGTCAACTATGTATCAGGTAATGGGACATTTGCAGATGCAGCAACAATCACTGATGGATCATTAATTACAGCTACCGTAGATTCATCTGGGTTTGGTTCATTAGTTTCTATTGATGAAGGTATCTACTACATTAAGAAACACTTTGTTATTGTTAAGTCATCAACGGTTGTTCTTGGTCGATACACTCATGATGTTTCATATGATGTTGGTTTGCGTATTGAAGAGAATATTATTTCTGCTGGTAATGATGAATCTCTTAATGACAACGCTTTAGGTTCTCCTAATGAATCTGCTCCAGGTGCACATAGATATTCAATCACAACTAAATTAGTTAAACGTGAGATATCTTCTGATATTGGTAACTTTGTATTGCTTGCACGACTTGAAAGTGGTCGTATTATTAAGCAGGCTAGGACAACTGATTATGCTATCGTTGAAGACACGTTGGCAAGACGTACATTCGACGAGAGTGGTAACTATACAGTTAATCCATTCCCAGCTTCAATTAAAAACCATGTAACAGATGACACTAAACTAAACATTGGTATTGAACCATCAAAGGCATATGTTCGTGGTTATGAAATTGAAACACTATCTACAACAGATGTTACCTTCGATAAAGCGAGAGACGCTGGATTAGCCACTGATAAAGTTATTACAGTTGATATCAATAACTATATTGATATTGAGAGTATGACAGGTCTTCCAGATATTACAACATTTGATACAGTATCGTTAAGAAACTCAAGTAATGCTGAGGTAGGTACTGTTCGTGTAAGATCAATTCAAGCACTAACAACATCAACATACAGATTACACGTGTTTGACTTAACTGGATCAATTAACACAGCAACAACAATTGAATCTAATACTTCATTTGCTTGTACTATTACTACGGGTCAATATAACTTAGCTACAGACACCTTAGTGTTCCCACTACCATTCTCAAGAATTAAAACTTGTAATGCTGAGACTGATCCATTACAACCAGAAGACTTTAACTATTCTTATGAAGCTAACAGAGAGTTTAGTGCAGTACAAGTTGCACAGAACCAAGTGCAGTTTGCAGCTAATATAGCAGATGAGACTTTTGGCCCATTTGATGCTGTTAACTGGATGATGCGTAATGACTTCAATGCTGAAGTTATCCCATTAACATCAAGTCAAGTTGTGGTTAATAATAGTAACAATCCACCACAAGTAACTATTACTGGGTTGCCTGCTACAGCGGAGACTAAGTTTGTTACGCTGATTGCTCCGGTCAATAGAACGCTAAAGCATAAACAGAAATCATTAATTTCTAATCATACAGTTGTATTAAATGCATCTTTAGACTATTCGCAATGGCAACATTTAGATCATTGTGATGTACAAGTGATTACATCTATTATTGAAAACAGTCAAGATGTTACTAAACACTTCGACTTTGATAGTGGTCAACGTGATACACATTATGCTACAAGTTCAATTAAGCTTAAAGCCAATACAAACTTTACAGTGACAGGTGACTTAGATGTTACATACAATTACTTCGATCATGGTACGGGAGATTTCTTTACTATTGATTCATACAATAACCAAGTAAACTACGAAGACATTCCTAGCCATGGTACAATTGAATTGAGATCAGCGGTAGACTTTAGACCTCGTATGAATAATGGTGGTTCTAACTTTACTGGCACTGGAGCTTCTACATCTACATGTCCAAGACCTAATACACAATTTGCTACTGATATCCAATATTACTTAAATCGTATTGATAAAGTTTATTTAGATAAAGACGGTGAGTTTGGTGTTCTTAAAGGTGTAAGTGACTTAGAGCCTTCAGAGCCTGGTATGCCTAAAGATGCAATGGTACTATACAACTTGTATGTACCTGCATACACAATGAGCCCCGAAGAAGTTGAAATTCAATTCATTGATAACAGACGTTACACGATGCGTGATATTGGTAAGTTGGAGAAACGAATCAACAACTTGGAGTATTACACGGTACTATCTCTATTAGAGAAAGAAGCGTCGGATAAGCAAATTCTAGGTGCTGGAAACATTAGTAAGTTTAAGACTGGATTCTTAGTAGATTCATTCCAATCAACAAATGTTGGTGCGGTTGATAATATTGAGTACTCGACTGGTATTGATAGAGATAAGGGTTTATTAAGACCTTTGTTCTCAGAGAATAATGTATCAATGGTATTTGATGCATCATCAACTGCACAAAAGACAGGTGATCTTATAACGTTGCCATATACTTCTTCAGCTATCATCAATCAAAACCAATACTCAGGTGCAATTAATGTTAATCCATATGATGTATTCAATTGGAGTGGTACTTTAAAACTATCACCTGAAACTGATGAGTGGAAAGATATTGATAGACGCCCAACAGTTATTATTAATAACGATGGTGTATTCGATGCAATGAGATCTATAGCTAATGAAGCTGTCGCTACAGGTACTGTATGGAATTCATGGCAGACTAACTGGACAGGACGAACAACTAGAGCTTCTGGTAGACGTCGTGATGTTACCACTACGAGAGGACAATCTCGTACAGGTACAGTAACTTCTATTGGAACTGACACTGTAACAGCAAATATAGGTGATAGAGTAGTTGATGTTAATTTCGCTCCATTCATGAGATCACGTATTGTAACATTTGAAGGTACTAGATTAAAACCTAATACTCAAGTGTTTGCATTCTTTGATGGAATTGATGTAGCAAGCTATGTATCTACTAACAACGCTTCATCTATTGTACCCACAACTGGTGTTAATAATATCACGAGTCATCCAGCAACCGCCACTACATTAACAACTGATAGTAACGGTGCTATTACTGGAACATTCTGGGTACCTAATAATACTTCATTGAATTTCAATACAGGTGATAAAACATTCTTATTAACTTCAAGCGCTTCTAATGACGCACAAGCAGATAACATTACATTTGCTGCATCTAATTATGCTGCGAAGGGTTTAATTGAAACTAAAGAAAATGTTTCAATTTCAACAAGAGTGCCTACTATTCAACGTAATGCTGTTAATCAAACTAGAACAAATACATCAACCAGCACTTATTGGGTGGATCCATTAGCACAATCAATTATTATTGATTTGAGTGGTGGTGCATTTATTACTTCTATCGACTTGTTCTTTGATACTAAGGATAGTAATATCCCAGTACAAGTACAGCTTAGAGAAATGGAGAATGGTATCCCTACACAACGTGTAGTACCTTTCTCTGATAAGACTATTAATCCGGTGGATGTTTCTATTCCTGATGCGGTTACTCCTGCACCGGCTACAACATTTATATTTGACTCGCCGGTATACTTACAAGATAACATTGAATATTGTTTTGTTATTATGGCAAACTCAAATGAGTATACTGTTAAGTATGCAGAGATTGGTGGTGAAGATGTTGACGGTAATAGGATCTCTAAACAGCCGTATAATGGTGTTATGTTTAAATCTCAGAACGCTTCTACATGGACCCCAGATCAAAACAAAGATATTATGTTTGTTATGAATCGTGCGGTATTTGCGGCAACAGCAGAAATTAAATTAGAGAATGCCCCTATTCAAAATAGATCACTAGATGTTGATCCAATGCAAACAGTGGTAAGCTCTAAAGATGTTATAATCTCACATAGAAATCATGGTTTAACTAATGGTGAGTCAGTTACACTTGACTATGAAGGAACTTCTGATATCAATGGTATCCCAGGTTCAGAGATTAGAGCTTCTCATGTTGTGTCTAATGTAGAGCGTGATCGTTATACTATTACTACTACAACGGCAGCAACTGGCACTGGTATTGATGGTGATGATGCATCTACTGCATCAGAGAACTTAGCGTGGAACACAATGTTCCCATTTGTTCAAGAGATTACATTACCTAATACGGGTATGACTTGGACAGTTAAAGATACTTACTTAGTTGGTGATAATAATTATCAAGCATCTAGTGATTATCTTCCAATGATTATTAATAGTAATTATACTCCACAATCACCTCGTGCAGTGTTACAAGGAACTACACCATCATTGAAGTTTAAAGGTTTCATTACAACTTCTAAAGATAATGTATCACCTGTAATTGATATGCAACGTACAAGTGCTATCACGGTATTTAATAGAATTAACAACCCTGGTGTTGGTGCTGGATATGATACTATTGCTAATTTCTTCGAAGAGACAGACGCTTCTAGGGGTTCTGCATTAGCTAAGTATGTAACTAAGACTATTCAATTGGATGAAAGCTCTGATGAGTTAAACATGTACATAGATGTGAATAGACCGTCTTATACCAATGTTAAAGTATACCATAAGACTTCGTCAGAAGCAACAGGATTTGAATCATTACCTTGGGTAGAGATTGTATCTACGGTAGGTTCGGTTCCTTATTCAGATGATCCTAATGATTACACTGAAATGGAATATAATATTACAGCTGATCCGTTTACACTGTTTAGTATCAAGATTGTATTTACTAGTCAAAACACTAGTGCTGTTCCTTCTTGTAAGAACCTTAGATCAATCGCGTTGTTATCATGATACCAGTTGCGGGTAAGGCTAATTTATTTAGAGACCCATCTACTGGTGCTATTATAAATAAAGATAGAAAGAATGCTAAGATTGCAAGAGAGGCATCTTTAAAGTACAAAGCAGATCAAGAACGTCTTAATACCTTAGAGGATGATATGTCTGAGATTAAAGATATGTTAAAGAAACTATTAAAGAAGAAGAAATAATATGGCAAATGTAGTTAATATAGCAACAACCAACACCTTTGAAGAGTGGAGATTAAAGAATAATGAGATAGGAGCCATAATCGGTGACTTAACTTTAATCAACACAAACGCAATGAGTGGTGAAGGTACTCTTATACCAACAGTAAATAATTTGAGAACTGAAACAACTAATAACGCTGGTTGGATTGGTGATATCTCATTATTGTTTGATGGTTATGGTAACTTAGTAGAAGCACTTAATAATGCTCACGCTGATATTTCTACAATCGCTGCAGTATCTAATATTGATATTGATTCAGCATCAGTTGCAAATTATGATGGAACAGGGACGTCTTGGATTGATATCCTTAATACAGACTATGCAAGATTAAATGCACATGATGTTGAAATTGGTACTATCGGAGACTTGTATGATACAACCAATTATCCATCATTAGTAACATCAACTAACAACTTAAACTCAAGGTTATCTGATATTGAAACTGATGTGGGTGATTGGGCAATATATTCAGGGTCTGATACTACCATAGTTGCAGCATTAAATACGGTTAAGGCCATTCATGATGATATCGGAGCTGACTTTTTAGATGCATCTGGTGATACCATTACTGGTGATTTAAACTTCACTTCAGGTGGTGTTCAAGCGACTGGTCAATACTTAAATATGGGTGTTGGTGGTATTAATACAATTCGTATTAACACATCTAATAGGGTTGGTGTTGGTAAAGCTGCACATACATCGTATAAGTTTGATGTGTCTGGAACATTAAATGCTACTGATCTTAAGATTGGCGGTGAGTCTTTAGATGATAGATTCTTAGAAGTTAATACTGTAT